AAATCAAAATCTCCTGATTGTATAAATGCAGGTATTGCTGTTTTGTTACCTAAACTATCAACTTGATTTACACCTACCTCATGAGCATAGTAAGTAGAAGCACCGTTTGTATTTGTAACCCCTTGAATAGTAGGAAACGTTGGTACCGCTGAGTCATCAAACTCAGTTGCATAAGGATTGTCAAATAAAGTTGAATCGTGAAAAGAAGTTCTTGCTAAAGAACCTGTTGTCCAAGCATTTTCTGTGTAATTGTATGTCACTACTCTATCAACTAGTTCAGATCCATTCTTAGGATAAAACCAATTTATTTCTTCATATAAATGATTAAGACCTGCGTATACTTGTTCTCCTGCGCTATAGTTAATTCCTAAATTATTTCCTGTATTAGTAAATACAAAATCTTCAACTAAACATGGAACTGATTTAACTGTTCCATCAAATACAAAAAAACCTCCTGCTTGTCCCATCCACCAAACTCTTCCATTAACATAATGTAGAGCGTGTTGACCAATTAATCCACAGTTACTTCCAACTTGTCTAATAGAAAAAGTAAAAGGTGGTCCAACAAACTGCATAACATATGCAGAAGTATCTGTTAAAATTAAAATATAATCTTTACCTTTTGCAGCTCCTACAATTTTTACTCCAGAGTCCAACCTAAAAGTACCAGCGGTGTTAACTGATGTTGGTGCATACTCAGATATATTTTCTTGATCAGAAAACCTAATAAACATTTTGTCTTGTGTAGTGTCATCTCCAACTGTTGTTTCTGTTCCAAGCACTATTAAATGTCTATCTCTATCGGATATAATAGACATGACTGATCTTGTTGGTGCTCCGCTAACAACAACCGCCCTTGTAGTTAAAGCATTTGTATCTGCATTTATAGGATTCCAAGAAAATGTTTTTCCATTTTTAATAGTGGCTATCATGACTTGACCAAAATTATCTATTGACCATGAAGCGGGATCAATGATTAAATTACTGACTGTTGAAGGTGATCCCCAGGTGCCTCGTCCCCATGTGCCTGTTCCCCAACCATAGCCTGCTGTTGCATTTAATGGACCTGGTTTAATATATGGGTTCACTGTGGCAGCACCACTTGTTGAGGTGGTTGCTGATGCAGCATTAGCCATTGTAATTGTAAAACTGTTCGCTGAAGATGTAATTACTTCAAATGTATTTGTTTCAAAATCAGATGCCACATATCCCGCACCACTTGGAGGAGTTACAGATGTAAAGGTAAACAGATCTCCTGCCAATAGACCATGAGTTGTTTTATTTACGGTGACAGTTGCTGAAGTATCTGTGGTATCGAATGTACAACCTGTTAGTGCTGTATCTAAAGGAGTAATATCATAAAAGCCACCTTCATAATAAATAAACAAAGCTTTGTTAGTTCCTAAAGCTGCATATCTTCTTCCGTCTAAATCAGCCCACACAAGTTGTTTTCTAACAGCTCCAACTAAAGTATCTGATGTAATTTGTTCCCAACCACCAATTTTTTCAGGAGAACCATATCTAAATCTTACAAAATCTCCATCAGTCCATTGACCTTCTGCTCCGGTCTCTGTTACTTGTTTATTGAATCCTGGTGCTATTTGTATGTTTGTTAAAGGCATAGAGAATTATAACACTTTAAGGGCTTCGAGTGAATACAGTGATTAATCGTAAATAATATGTATAAGTTTCCTACAAGCCTTGTCTGTGCAAGTTGTTTCATAAAAACTAGTATTTGAAGGTAAAATTAATATAGAATTTTCTGTAGACTGAATGTTTTTATTACCACTAATATTTGTAGTACCATTATTAGAATTTAAATAAAAAATGGCACAACGTTTTTTAGAATTTTTATCATATTCATTATAGGTAGATAACTTTAATGATTTTTCTGTTTTTGTAATTAATTTTATTTTTGCATCATATAAGTTTGTCGCGTTTATTTTTTTAAGAATTTCTTCAATTATTAGTGGTGCAAACATACTATTTTTTAAAGTATGATTAAATTCTATATTTTTATCAAAAGTTTTAATAAACCAAGGAAAGTTTTTATTGGTAATTAAATTAATTATTGATTGAAAATTTGTATTGTTAATGAAATTATTTATTAAATTTATCATCACCCTCTACTATCATATCATCTTTACTTTTTTTATTTTTTAAATCTTCATTAAAATGCATATTAAAATCTGCTACAATTTTCATTAAAGTATTTCCAAAATGTTTAAGCACCTCAGGAGAAAAATGAATCTTCCCATGTTTCTTTATTACTTCTAATTCTTCTTCACTAAAAATAAGATCACAAGAACCGTTTTCAATATTTTGTCTAAATTGCATTTTCTAACCCCCAGTATTGTCGCCCATCTTTTTCAATATCTTTAAATGGACCATTAGCGTTTGTGTAATGTAAAAATACTTGTGAATGCCAATCACCAGTAAATTCTTCTCTTTTATGTTTTATTTCAGATCCAAGATAAACCACAGCGTCCCCAGGTTCAAGTTCTAAACTTTGTTTATCCATGTAAATAGGCCACGGTGTTCCGTCACTACCTAAAAAGACAGTAACACTTACTTCACAAGAGTGTCTATCTGTGTGTTCTTTTAAAACAGCACACCTTGTATACATTCTCCAAAAAGAATATTGAGGTTTAAGATCACCGTTAAATTCTTTTTCTACAATTTTTTGTTTTGAAAGTAAAAGAGAATCCATAATTGCATCTCCATAAAATTTTGTATCAAAGGTGTTTGATTGTACAAGATCAAAATGTTTTTGATTAGTTGTGTGTTTTATTTCTGTATATATTAATAACAGTTTACGTTCCTCTTGTGTTAAAAAATTTTTAACAATTTTAAATTTATTTTTTTTTAAAGAGCCCATGCTACCACCGTATAACGTATTCCTTTTTCAACTGGTTTTACAGTATGTGGATATAAAAAATTACTAGGCCACACAATTAATCTATTCTTTTTTTTATCAATTTCTAAATCTTTATCTCTATTTGGTGTTGCAAATATTAAAGAACCTCCTTCGTAGCTATCGTTCACAAAATAAATAAAACTTAAAGTTCTAGGAGTTTTAAATCCATGATCTGAATGCAATTGAAAAAAACCACCCGGTTCGTATTTTAAAGCTTGAACAGTGTTTACCTTACATGGAAAAGGTTCAACGTTTAATCTTTGTTGATATTTTTTTGTATAATCATTAAAAATTTTTATAAACAAATTTGACCAATGTATTTCAGTTTTACTTTCTCCAAATATATTATTTAATTGCCAAACTTTTGTATTTCTAGTTTTTTTATTAACAACTGTGTCAGGATACTTTTCATTTACAATTGTTGCATCTTGCCACTCTTTTTGAGTTTCACACACTTTTATAAAAGTGTCTAATACATTTGTGGGAAAAACATTATCAAATATAGAAATATAACTATTCAACTTTTCTGAATCAAATTGGTTAGTATTTATTTCCATCTTTTTTTTACCCACCATCTTTGTTTATAATTATTTAATACAAACTTTTCTTGTTTAAATCTTATTAAATCATTTTCTTCTTGTGTTTCAGTTTCTATATTCATTTTCCAATTATCTCTTTTAAAAGGTATAATTTGAACATAAGGTGTTCCTATTTTAATTAATGTATCCAAAATAGGATACTTATCACCATTAATAACAATGGGAAAATTTATTTCAGATGGAAAATTGTCGGTATCTACAATTGCGGGAATTATAGAAAATCGATCATCAGAGTTATTTAAAGGAGGAACAAACAAACACGAATAACCAGGGGGAGTAGTAATAGTGTAAGGGTTTAAAATTTTTTGAACTGGTAGATCTTTGTTTTTATGAACTATTGGACATTTACTTCCTAATTGTTTTACAATATGTGTTTCTGGTTTTGATACCAAATTAATATTTTGTGTTTGTGCAATGACGTTTACTGGATTTGTGCCTGAAATTAAATCAGTTTTTCTTGTATTTTCTTCATAATAGTTATGTTTTAAATATAGTTCTACTGGTGTTTTTAAAATATAACCCGTTGTTAAAGAATCTAAAAAAGGCATACAACCTTTTATAGTTCTACTAGTAACACTATGCTCTAGATCTTTGTACCAATCTGGAATATTTAATTTTGCAATTTCTGGTTTGGGAGGGTTAGTCGCTAAATATTCTTCTCTACACTTGAAAGTAATTTTTTTTTCAAACATACACCTTAATAGTTAATATTAAGGTATTTGTAAAGGATGATAATAAGTTATAGAGTTATTAGAGCAATATTCTTCCCAACTAATATTCATTGGAAAAGTTAAAGTATCTTTATCGAACGTTTTTACAGTTGCTTTGTAAGTTTTAATTTCATTATACATACCATGAGTAGGTTCATTATTAGTTAAAAAAGCATTGCATTTATCATAAATAATACTCATAAAATAACTTTGCAAGTTATCTGAATTTGGAAACAACCAAGTTTCATCATTGTAGGTTATTGTTGTACCATCATATGAAACTGTTTTTAAATTTTTTCTTACAGATTCAAAATCAGAATCAGTAATTGTTTGAACATTATAAGATGGGCTAATAGGATCTGGTAAATTTAAATTACCTAAATCTGTATCATTAGCAGCAATTCTATATAAAGAGTTATCACTATTAAAAATTAAATAAGCCATATTTATTATCCTTCATCTACAAATAAAACAACACATCCTGCACCACCAGGGCTACCTAGGTGATTTGGGCTAACCCATGCGTTACCTGGATTTCCTCCTTCTCCAGCTTGTCCCAAACCTGCAGGTGTAAAAGAGTTAGCAGGTTGTGAAGTTGCAAATAACTGTCGTCTGTTAAAATTAGTTAACGTTGCCCCAGGTGTGTTTCCTGAATTTCCAGGGTTACCTCCAGTGTAAGGTGTTACTAGATTTCCACCATTACCTCCATTAACAGTCATCAAACCAGATATATTTGAGTTACCTCCAGAACTACCAGCATTCCCCCATCTATTACCAAAATTATTTCCGCCTCCGCCTCCAGGTCCTCCTGCAGACCATGGGTATGAAGTTGAAGCACTTAAAGAACCTGAGTAAAAACCAAAACCACCCGTTCCACCATCTCCGCCAGCTCTAATCGGTGCGGATCCACCTCCACCTCCTCCTCCTGCTGCTACATATGCATAATATTTAGTTGCATTCGCAGTTGAAGTGTAATTTCCAGATGAAGGACCTAAGTTGTAAGCTTTAACTACCATGTTTGCACCACCAGCTGATCCAGTAGATGCAGCGGTAATTCTTCCTTGAGCGTCAACAGTAATGTCCGCAGTTGTGTAAGATCCTGCAGTTACGGCAGTGTCAGCAAGTTTGTCAGCAGTTACAGCGTCATTTG